TCCTTGGTCATCAATCTTGATGGTGATGTTTGTTTGAAGTTTGGTAAAAATCCCTCTGGGAGTTTTAACACACTTAGTGATAATACTCTTGCGTTGATTTTAATTTACTTGTACACTTTGGCTAGTTCCTGTGTGTCAGATGAAGATCTGGTGAAGGAATATCATAAGCTGGCTTTGAAGTGTATGGGTGATGATTCGATTGTTGAGAAAAGTGACAAGATTAAGAATTTTAAAGAAAAAGCTTGGGAATTAGGTTTCAAAATGGAGTTGGAGGCTCCTCCTGGACCATTGACTCAATGCTCCTTTTTAAGTTCTGGTTTTGTTTACATTAAATCATTCGGCAAGTGGGTCCAGAGTAGTAACTATGGGAAAGTCATGGCTAACGTTTATATGAATTTTAAGAAACGTTCGTGGCGCTATGCCTATGTGAAACTTTGTGCAGCCCGCAAGCTGTTTTGGGCGTTTGAGGATAAACGTCGTGACATTGATCTTTTGATTAATTTTGTGAATAAAAATCACTATTTTGATCTTAAGAATGAAGTGGAGCACGACAAAGAAATTACCTTTCACGCTTGTATCTCACAGTATATGCCTGATTCTGAGAATCGGTTTTTGTTGCTGGGAGACGAATAACTCACTGTCATGAATTTGCAGTGGATGATCCGGCTGGGGAAGATACCAGCAACCGGGCAGGGTTTGTACTGTCATCCTGTGGGGGATTGTAAACACATCGTGGCGCCGATTGTAGCGTAGCATCCGAGTGGGGATGATTACCACTATCCTTAATGGGGATTGTACCATAATCATAGATGGAATTTTTGGGCTGTAAGATAGCTAATCCCAAAATAATTCCAATTGGAATTGTTAATAATTAAACTATGTCACAAAAAGAAGAAATTATCTTATTTTGTGTTAATTATCAACATTGCGACAACGAGAACGCTGTCCATATACGGCAACTCTCATTGTGTGCTTGCCTTTTTCTTAATATCACGGATCCTCTTTCGACAGAATTTATCTGCAGGAGGTGTTTACA